AACCCGCGACCATGACACCCCCCCCGACGTCCCCGAGCACGTCACCCCCCCCGAGCCTGCTCATGCGCGAGCCGGTCCGGGTCTACCTCTACGGCCTGGCCGTCACGGTCGCCGCCGGGCTCGTGCTGTTCGGTGTCATCACCGACGAGGTCGCCGAGTTCGTCGGCGCTGCTGCCGCGCAGCTGCTCGGCGTCGGCCTGGCTACCGAGGCAGCCCGCGCCGTCGCCTACAGCCCGGCGACGGTCAGCCTCGCCGCCCGGCGCACATCCCGCGCCGTGCTGCTGCAGACCGGCAGCGTCGACGCGGCGGGCATCGTCGCCGACCTCGACCCGATGGGACGGCACGCGGCATGACCACCACGACGACTCCCGTGCTCGACTGGTCGCCTGACCCGCTCGTGCGCCCGCAGCACCGGCAGCGGTACGCGGTCGGCCACCACGCCGACGTCACCGCCCCGCTGACCGCCGTCCGTCTGCCGCTGTCCTGGCCGACGCTGCAGCAGCACAACGAGGGCGCGTGCACGACGTTCGCGGGCGCGCACGCCGCGAACACGCTGCGGCTGGTCGACGCGCCCGCGACCGTGCCGGTCGGCGCTGACCCCGATCGCCGCGAGCTGCCCGGCGGGCTGCCGACCATGCTCACCGAGGACGACGCCCGGGCGGCCTATGACCGGGCGCAAGACCTCGACGACCGGCCCGGCCGCGACTACGTCGGCACGTCGGTGCTCGCTGCGATGCTCGCGGGCCGCGAGGCGGGATGGTGGGCCGGGTTCCTGTGGGCCCACGGCACCAGGCAGATCGCGCAGGCGCTCAGCCAGCTGCAGCGGCCGGTCATCGTGGGCGTCCCCTGGCTCGACGGGATGTGGGCCACCGACGCTGAGGGTCGAGTGACGGTCGAGGGTTCGTTCGTCGGCGGCCACGCCCTAGAGGTGTACGGGTTCGACCCGGCTCACTCACTGTTCGACGGCACCCCCGGGTTCGACTGGCTCAACAGCCAGGACGGCTACGGGCTCAGCGGCCGGGGCTCGATCAGCGCCCGCGACCTCGGGTGGCTGCTGGCCAACCGAGGGGAGGCAGCTGTGCCGGTGCGGTGCCTGCCGTGCCCGGACTGCCAGCCGATCGCGGCGGACCTGCCATGACGCGGCGGGTGCTGACGCTCGCTGAGATCCGGGCCCGGTACGCGGTGCTGTCCTGCGGGTGGGACGGGGCCCACCCGATCGCCGAGGGCGGCACGAGCTGCAGCTGCGGCCGGGTCACCCGTCACCCTGCGCTGCGGCCGGCAGTCACTGAGCGTGAGAATCCTCGGGGTCTGCAGGACGACGAGCCCCCGCCGCGTCCACCCCGCAACCCCGACCCACGCATGATCGACAGGAGGAACTACCCGTGAGCGACGACGCCCCGCTGCCCGGGCTCGACATCGGCTCGTTGCCGCCCGCCCGGCCGGGCCAGACGGCGGCGCTGCTGCAGCGCGCCCTCGACGCGGCTACCCACCTCGTAGACGACGATCAGGCGATGATCGGCGCAGCCCGGGCGGGGGCGTTCGCGCTCGACCAGGCGATGAGCGGCAGCGGGCCAAAGGTGGCCTACTCGGTCGCCGCCGTGCTCACCCCCTACGCCGAGGTCCTCGCCCGCCTCGGGCTGTCCACCGACGACCAGCGCGGCGGCGGTGCGAGCCCCGCAGACGGCGCTATGGCGTTCCTGCAGGGGCTGGCCAAGCCGACCAAGCCCACCCCGTGACCGCCTCGGTGCTGCGGGGTGCTGAACCCCGGTACATCACACCCCGCACACCGGGGCTGGCCACCTACGGCCCGCAGATCGGCCAGGTCGCGCGGGCGATGGGCCGCGACCCGATGCCCTGGCAGGTCCTCGCACACGACGTGATCGGCGAGGTGCACGACGATGGTCGTTTCGCGCACCCGTTCGTCGTGGTCACCGTGCAGCGGCAGGCAGGCAAGACGGACGGCGTAGCGACGCCGACGATCGTTCACCGCTGCCTGTACCGGCCCCGGCAGTTCGCGTGGTTCACCGCGCAGACCGGCAAAGACGCCGCCGACAAGTGGCTAGAGCAGGTCGAGGTGATCCGGGCTGAGGGCTCCCCGCTGCGGGATCTCACGCGCAAGCACCGGGCCAGCCGAGGCAGCCAGGTGCTGCCGTTCGTCACCGGCAGCACGTTCGCCCCGCACCCACCCACCCGCGACGGGCTGCACGGCAAGCAGGGCGACCTAAACGTCGTCGACGAGGGGTGGGCGCACGACCAGCTTGAGGGCGACGCGCTGCAGCAGGCGATCGTGCCGATTCAGTCGACCCGCCCCTTCCGGCAGACGATCGTCATGAGCACCGAGGGCGACGCCCGGTCTACGTGGTTCAGCGCGCTGGTCGACCGTGGCCGGGCCGGTGACCCCGACGTCGCGCTGATCGACTACGGGGTGCCGCTCGACTTCGACGACCCCGACGACCTCGATACGATCATGCGTCACCACCCCGCCTACGGCTACACGATGGACCGGCAGGCGTTCGTCGACGCCCGGGCCCAGCTCAAGGCACCCGGCGCGTTCCTGCGCGCCTACGGCAACAAGCGATCCGGCGCGGCCGAGCGTGTCATCCCGCTGCAGCCGTGGCAGGCGGCGGCCACGATCAACCCGATCCCGCCGACCGCACCCGTGTCCCTCGGCGTCGCGGTGGCCGAGGATCGCAGCGACGCGGCGATCGTGGCGTGTGCGATCGTCGACGGGCTGCCCCGCGCCGAGGTGATCGACTACCGGCCGGGTGTCAGCTGGGTCGTGCCCCGGCTGCTGCAGCTGCGGGGACGGCACGGCGTGCGGGCGGTAGCGATCGACCGGGTCGGCCCCGCTGGCAACGTCGCCCGCGAGTATGAGCGCGCCACGACCCCGGCCGGGGCGACCCCGACGTCACTGATGCCGCTGACGACCGCGCTGGTCGCGGCGGCCTGCAGCGACGTGCTCGACCGAATCGCCGAGGTCGTGCCAGAGCGGCCGGGGGAGTGGCGGCCCGCCCGGCTGCACTACCGCCCGCACGAGGGGCTCGACGCCTCGGCGGCGATCGCCACCAAGCGCGGCACGGGCGACGGGTCGTGGCTGTGGTCACGGCGTGGCTCGGCGGGCTCGATCGCCTGCCTAGAGGCGATGACGCTGGCTGTACTGGCCGCGCTCGGCGGCCCGGTCGCCGCACCGGCCCCGATGATCCGGGTGTGACCGCCCCGCCCGCGCGGCAGTCACGCACAGCGACTGCCGGCGGCCACACCCAGTAACGACAACAGCGCCCGCCCCCAGACCGGGGGCGGGCGCTGCTGGGTCGCGTCACGGGGCAGTGACTCGGTCCGCCTCTCGACGAGAGGCAGAGTCGAGGCTACAGCAGGCGGTCACGCCCCCGGTAGCGCCACTGGCGGCAGGCCGCCGAGCAGGTGACGGGCGGGCGGCCCGTGGCCGGGCGGTGCATCGCCTTGCCGCAGATCGCACAGGGGCCCTGCCAGCAGCCGCCCCACAGCCGCCCCCGCGTCTTGCCGCCGGGGTGCTCGCTGCAGGTCAGCACGCGCCGGGCGCTCACTGGCCCGCCTCGCCGATCCGGGCGGCGTACCGCTGCCGGGCGGCCTGCCGTGTGATCCCCAGCGACCGGCCGATGTCCGTCCAGCTGTAGCCCTGGCTGTGCAGGTTGGCCACGGCCAGGAGCGTGACCCGGTCGAGTTCGGCGGCCAGCTCGGCGAGCACCGGCAGCGCCTCGATGTCCCGGTCAGCGACGCGCCGTCCCATCGCCACCAGGATCCGCCGCACGAACGCCCCGTAGGTCTGTGCCTCGGTCCGGGGCGCGCGGGCGATCGGCTGACAACGGTCGGTTGTCAGCCGGGGTGCCGACAACGTCGGGTTGTCAGCCGGGCCCAGCCGCACCGTCTGTGCGCGCTCAGCGGCGGCCCGGCTCTCGACGTCGGCCTGCCGCACGGACGCGGTCACAGCTGGTCCGCCGCGACAGCAGCAGCGGTGAGGAACGGCACGAGCACGTCGGTGATCCAGGGGTGCCACACGGTGTCCCACAGGATCAGCGCGACGGCCAGGGCTCGGACGGACAGGAACAGCACCCCGACAGCGACAGCGGCGGCGATTCGGTCGAACGCGGCGCGGGCGAATCGGCGGGGGCTGTCGAGCCACAGCCAGTACAGGACGACGGCGGCGAGCTGCTGGGCGAGGTGTCGGGCGGCGGCGATGACGGCGGTCGACGCGGGCGCGAGGGGAAGGGCGCGGTAAGGGGTGGCAGGCATGGGAAGAGTCTGTCACGAAAGGTGCTGCCGCGTCCGTCTTTCGTAACGCTCGGCGTGGCGCGTGTCGGAATCGACGGACGCGGCGGGCGATGTCGGGACACGCGACAGGTCACGCACAGCTATGGCGGGTGACGCTGTGCGACCGGCACAGTTCCGCCCCGTGACCTTCCTAGAGCGGATCGGCGTGCGGCGATCGCCCGACATCAGCGCCGCGTTCGACGGCTCGACGGCGGTCACGCGCAGCGCGGCCACGCTCGCCCCAACCCTGGCGGTGGCCTCACCGTGGGCCCTGCCGGGACAGCTGGCGAGCGTGGTCGTGCCCGACGTGTTCGGCACCGATGCCGCGCTGCCGCTGACCCGCGCCCGGGCGATGTCGGTCCCGTCCGTCGCCCGGGCGCGTCACATCCTCGTCGGCTCGATCGCCCGGATCCCGCTGCGGGCCTACCCGACCAAGCTCGACACCGACCCGCTGCCCGACGAGCAGCAGCCGGTCTGGATCGACCGCACCGACAGCGTGCAGCCGCCCTGGCACCGCATGGCTTGGACGGTCGACGATCTCCTGTTCTACGGGCTGAGCCTGTGGCGACGCACGAACAGCGTGCAGGAGGGCCGGGAGCGCCCGCTGCACTGTGACCGGATCCCCTACGAGTCGTGGTCGATCGACGGCAGCGGCCACATCCTCGTCAACGGCCGGGCGGTGTCCCGGTCGAGCGTGCACATGATCTACGGCCCGCACGAGGGGCTGCTCACGTTCGCCGCGTCGACGATCCGGCACGCGGCCAACCTGCAGGCGGCCAGCGACAAGGCTGCCAGCACCCCGGCCGCACAGATCGACCTGCACCAGACCCAGGGCGACCCGCTCGACGACACCGCGATTGACAACCTGATCCGGCGGTGGGCGGCGGCGCGGCGCGGCGAGAACGGCGGGGTGTCCTACAGCAACCCGTCGATCGACGTCCGCGAGCTGGGCAGTGTCGAGGCACACCTGTTGATCGAGGGCCGCAACGCTGCCGCCGTCGACGTCGCCCGGCACGTCGGCCTGCCCGCCTCGCGGATCGACGCCAGCACCGAGGCATCGCTGACCTACTCGACGACCCGGGACAACGCCCGGGAGCTGATCGACTTCGGGCTGAGCCTCTACACCGGCCCGATCGCCGCGTCGCTGAGCGTGGACGACTTGACCCCGCACGGCACGCGGCTGGCGTTCGACCTCGACGAGTGGCTGCCGCCCGAGGGGACGGCCGTCGCCTTGCCGGCCGCACAGACAGTGAACAAGGGGGACAACGCACAGTGACCGACCTGAGTCTGACGTTCGACGGCGCGGCGATCACCACCGCCGCCCGTGACACCCGCCTGATCCGGGGCACCGTGCTGCCCTACGGCGTGCCGGGGTTCACCTCGGCGGGCAAGGTCCGGGTGCAGGCTGGCGCGCTGCAGCTGCCCGGCGACTCACGGCACGTCGTGCTGCGGGACCTGCACGGCGGTCAGGCGGTCGGGGTCGCCTCGGAGCTGAACGACAGCGCCACGGCGCTGACGGCAGCCTTCCGGGTCGCCAAGATCCCGGCCGGTGACGCGCTGCTCATCGCCGCCGACCCCGAGTGCCCGATCAAGGGCGGCCTGTCGGTCGAGCTGGCTGACGTTGCGTTCAGCGCGGACGAACCCGACCTCGTCGTGCACGCCCGCCTGACGGCGGTCGCTGCTGTCGAGGTGCCCGCTTTCACCACGGCCCGCACGACGTCCGTCGCTGCGGCGCACACCCCACAGGAAGGCACTGCCCCCGTGACCATGCCCACCCCCGCCCCGGCCGCTCCCATCCCGGCCCCGGTCCCGGCCGCTCCCATCCCGGCCCCGGCCCCGGTCCCGCAGCCGACCGCCCCCGCCGCGCCCGAGGGCACGCTGCAGGCGGCGATGGTCGTCCCGGGCACCCCGGGCGTCCCGGTCGCGCCGGTCGTGCCGGTGGGCACCCCGGCCGCCCCGGCCGGGCTGCACCTTGACCGGGTCACCGAGCTGCTGGCCGCCTACGGCGGTGGCATGGGTCAGGCGCTCACCCCCGAGCTGACCGCCGCCCTCAGCGACATCACCTACAGCGGCCAGACCGCGACCCGGCAGGCCGAGTGGCTCGGCGAGCTGTGGTCCGGCCCGGGCTACACGCGGCGGTTCGTGCCGCTGTTCACGAAGGGCCCCAAGCTCACCGCCATGCGCGGCGTCGGCTGGCGGTGGGTGCAGAAGCCCGAGGTCGACGACTACGCGGGGAACAAGGCCGCTGTGCCGTCCAACGAGGTGACCACCGCCCCGGCCGACTGGACGGCACAGCGGGTGGCCGGGGCCTGGGACGTCGACCGCGCCTACGTCGACTTCGGTGACACCGGGTTCTACCGGTCGTTCCTGTCGGCCACGACCGACAGCTACCGGCAGAAGACCGACCGCAAGGCGCTCGCCTTCCTGATCGCCAACGCGGTGTCCGCGCCGACCCTGGCCGACACCTACGACTACGTCCCCGACGTGGCCCCCGACGTGCTGACCGGGGTGGCGATCCTGTCGGGCCTGCTCGGCGACATCCCCACGGTCGAGTCCTCGGCTGACTACGTGCTCATGAACACCGGCACGCTGCTGCGGCTCGCGGGGGTCACCGGACTCGACGTGCCCGCGTTCCTGGCCCTGCTCGGCATCGACACCACCAAGTTCCGGCACAGCAACCTCGTGCCGGTCAACACCCTCATCATGGGGACGACCTCGGCGCTGGAGTACCGCGAACTCGGCGACACCCCGATCCGGGTCGACGCGCTCGACATCGCCCGGGGCGGCGTCGACACCGGGGTGTTCGGCTACCTCTCGCTGTTCCTGCAGCGGGAGAACGGCGTGCTGTCCCTGCCGGTCGCCCCGGTCGCGGGCGTCTGACGTGTCGGTGCCGGTCCCGGCCGAGCCCGTGCCGGGCCCGGCATCGCTGCCCGGGGTGAAGCGTCGGCTGCCGCAGGGCGGCCGGGACGTCGACGACGCGGCGCTGCAGGACATCGTCGACGCGGTCAACGTGCGGGTCAGCCAGTGGCACCGCGACTCGGTCCCGGCCGATGGGAACGGGTGGCCCGCCGATCTCATGCTGGGCGCCAACATGCTCGCGTCGCGGCTGTGGACGCGGCGGCAGTCACCGGCCGGGGTCATGGCCCCGGCCGGTGACGCCACCGCGCCGACGTACATCGTTCGCAACGACCCCGACGTGGCCCTGCTGCTGCGGCTGGGCCCCTACGCGACGCCCCGGGTCGGCTGATCGTGGCCGCGCTCACCGACGCTCTCGACGGCCTCACCGCCCTGCTCGACGGTGCCGGGGTGACGGCCGCCGTCGACGAGAACGACGTGGTCGTGCCGGGCGCGTGGCTCGACGTCGTCGGCCCCAGCTGGCCGACGCTGCAGGGCACGCGCTGGCGGGTCAACGTGCTGCTGATCGCGGGCGGCGGCTCGACCGGCCCGGCGCTCGGTGAGCTGGCCGACCTGCTCGACCGGGTCGTGCCCGCCGTCATCACCCCCGACGACGTCGTGCAGTTCGTCACGACGTCACTGCCCGCCGACCCATCGACCCCGCTGCCCGCGCTGCTCATCCCGCTCGACCTCGACCTGTAGGAGACGACCGCACATGCCCATCACAACGCTCAAGCTCGGCCCGGGTGAACTGGTGCTCGGCGAGACCGGCGCGCCGCTCGACGTCAGTGCCCAGGTGACCGCCTGCCGCGTCAGCTGGTCGGTCGACAGCGAGGACGACACCCCGGTGCTGTCGGGCGACCTGCTGCCCGGTGACGACACGTTCACCGCCGCGCTGGCCGCCACCTTCCTGCAGGACGACCTGAAGGCGTCCGGGCTGATCCGCTACAGCTGGTCGCACAAGGGCGAGCAGGTGCCGTTCCGCTTCGTGCCGTCGTCGGCGGCGGGCGCGGCGATCACGGGCGTCATCAAGCTCACCCCGCTCGACGTCGGCGGCGACGCGGCGACCAAGAACACCAGCGAGGTCGAGTGGGGTTGCGTGGGTGAGCCGGTCATCGTCGACGACGTCTGAGCCGACGTCACGTAGCGCGACTGCCGGCGGGCACGCACAGTGACGACGGCGGCGTGGGAGGTCGAGGGCGCGAGGAAGCTGCGGGCCACGCTCAAGGGCGCGAACCCGCAGCTGCTCGACCGGCTCAAGGCGGCCCACCTGGCGGCGGCCACCATCGTGACGTCCCGAGCCCGGGACCTCGCCCCGGTCGGCGTGGGCACCCGCCACCCCGGCGCGCTGCGGGCATCGGTCCGGCCCGGGGGAACCAAGACCGCCGCGCTGGTCCGGGTCGGCAGCGCCCGGGTGCCCTACGCCAAGCCCATCCACTACGGGTGGGGCAGGCGGCACATCAAGGCTCAGCCGTTCGTCAGCCGAGCTGCACAGGAGACCGAACCGCAGTGGTTCGAGCGGTACCACCGCGAGGTGCTCGCGGTGCTGGACACGATCGAGGGAGCGACCATCACATGAGCGAGCCGACCACCGCCCGCGAGCTGGCGACGTCCGAGGACGCGCCGCGCAGCGCCGACGAGGTGCTGCTCACCGGGCAGCGCGTGCGCGTCTGCCTGCTCGACGGCAGCGACTACGTCGTCAAGACGATCCAGGCCGACCGGGTCCGGTACGACCTCACCCGTGGCAAGCACAAGTGGCCGCCGGGGACCGAGGCCCCGTTCCTGTGGTTCACCTTCCTGGCGTGGGCGGCGGCCCGCCGCGAGGGGCACACGGCGCTGACGTTCGAGGCGTTCAGCGACGTCGCCGTCAGCTGCACGGCGCTGGACAACGACCCCGACGAGGACGACGTGGTCCCTACGAACCCGGGTCAGCAGCCCGGCTGACCGTCCGCCTCGCCCTGCTGACGGGCCGGTCGTTCGACGAGGTCGCCGAGTGGCCCGACGAGCTGATCGTGACCGTGATCGAGGAACTCAACGACATCAACAACCCCAGGAGGTGACCCGCCCGTGGCCAGCCGAACCGCAGTCCTCGCCGTCCGTATCGTCAGCGACGCAAAGGACAGTGCCAGGGGGTTCAGTGACGCCGAGAAGGCCACGGGCGGGTTCACGCGCAACCTCGACCGGGCCAGCGTGGCGGCCGGTGGCGTGCTCGCAGGGGTGGGCGCGCTGGCCAAGTCGGCGTTCGACGCGGCCAGCAACGCACAGCAGGCGGCCGGGGCGGTCGAGAGCGTGTTCGGGGCCCAGGCGGCAGCGGTCAAGAAGAACGCGGCGGCGGCGGCCGAACAGGTCGGGCTGGCGAGCAGCGAGTACAGCAACCTGGCGGCGGTGCTGGGTAGCCAGCTGAAGAACATGGGCACGAGCGCCGACCAGCTCGCCCCCAAGACCGACAGCCTCATTCAGATGGGTGCCGACCTCGCGGCCACCTACGGCGGCACGACCAGCGACGCGGTGCAGGCGCTGTCGAGCGTGCTCAAGGGCGAGACGGACCCCATCGAGCGATACGGGATCTCGATCAAGCAGAGCGACATCAACGCCCGCATGGCCGCCCAGGGGCACGCCGACCTTGAGGGTGCGGCGGCTAAGGCGGCGCAGGCGCAGGCGGTCATGAGCCTGCTCACCGACCAGTCGACGTCGGCGCTCGGCGCGTTCGGCCGTGAGGCCGACACGGCGGCCGGGCAGCAGCAGCGCGCGTCCGCCGAGTGGGAGAACGCTAAGGCGGCCCTCGGCGAGTCGCTGCTCCCGCTGGTGACCCAGGGCGCGCAGCTGCTCGGCGGCCTGGCTCAGTCGCTGCAGGACAACCAGGGCGCGGCGACCGCGCTGATCGGCACGATCGCCGCGCTCGCCGCCGGGGTGCTGATCGTCAACGGCGCGGTCAAGGCGTACAAGGCGGCGCAGGTGGTGGTCACCGCCGCGCAGTGGGCGTGGAACGTGGCCACGTCAGCCAACCCGCTGGGCCTGCTGCTGCTCGCGGTCACGGGCGTCATCGCCGTGGTCGTCGTCCTCTACAACAAGTTCGACGCCGTCAAGCGGATCGTCGACAAGGTCGGCGGTGCGCTCAAGTCTGCCGGCCGCTGGGTCGGGGGGTTGTTCGGCGCGGCAGGGCCCGCCGTCAGCCCCGGGAGCGCCTACGGGGCAGCCGGGGCGCTGTACGGGGCCACCGGGGGTGGGCCGAGCACGTTGCGGGCCGCCGGGGCGCTCACAGCGGCCGGGGCCGGGTCGGTCGGCACGACCGGGCTGACCGGGCAGGGCGCGACCGTCCGGGGCGGCGACACGATCAACATCACCGTCAACGGCGCGGTCGACCGCTACGGCACCGCCTCGACGATCCGCGACCTGCTCGACGAGCGGGCCCGCAACCTGGGGCAGACCACCGCCCTGTCGGTCGGGATGGGCCGCTCGTGACCACCCGCACCCCACCGAGCGGGTCGACCCGGATCAACCCTCGACCTGAGGTTTACATAGCCGCCGACACGACCCCGCTCGGCCTGGGCCTGCCCGGGGTGGCAGGCAACCCGTGGATCACGCTGATCGACGAGCTGACCGTGACGTGGGGCCGCACCCGGCTGACCGATCACCACGAGGCGCAGCAAGCCAAGTTCGTCCTCACCGTGCCCGCCAACCGGGCCGACTACGCGTCGTTCGACTGGCGCAACCGCCCGGTGCGGCTGCAGTGGTCTGACCCGCGTGTGTCGGGCGGCACGCCCGTCGTGTTCTTCCGGGGCCGCATCACCGAGGTGGTCGTGACCCCCCGCACCCCGCACCCCCGCACGAGGCGGCACCGGGGGTCGACCATGACGTTCAGCTGCACTGGCAAGCTCACCGAGCTGGGCAACCGGCGCAGCGGGGGCGAGTCGTGGCCTGCAGAGTCCGGGCAGGCCCGCCTCGACCGGATCAAGGCGATCGCAGGGTCGTCGGTCGCGGGCATCACCATGCGTGCCTATTGGGCCGCTGCC